TCAGCTTTCCGCTTCTTCGCTTTCATACTCCACATCCGAAACCTTTACCTCGAGCTCTAAGCCCGTCGTGTAGCCGTTCCCGTTGAGGTTATGCACCACCCGGCTGATTATCCAAGCCTGCTCGTCTATCACGCGCTTAAAGCCCTTCACCGCCACCGGCGTTTCAGGAAATAAATCAGCACGGCCATACGCCAGCGAGATTGAAAACTCCGCCACCCCGCGCTGTATTTTGTCCCACTTAGCCTGAGCGGCGCGCATGGCCTGCGCCTTTGTCGCGTAGATGGTCATGAGCTCCAGCACGTTGTCAGCCTCACCGGCCATATACTCACCCTCTCGTGCTTCCTGCTCCTTTTTGGCTTTGGCCTTTGCTGTGGTTTTGGTCGCTTTCGGGTGCTGCAGCGCACGCAGGTGTTTCTCTTTCGGCTTGCGTTTCAGCTTCACCTTTTGCTTTTGCGGTTTCGGGTCTTTCGTGTGCAGCCATTTTGCCGTGACGCCGGTGTAGGCCTCGCGGTCAGCAATCGCAAACTGATGCCGGTCGCCGTCACCCCGCTCAATGGTCATTTGGGGGATCGGCTTGCCGCTTGCCGTCATCGCGCTACCGGCTTTCAGGAATAACAGTTTCCCGGCTTTTACCGAAACAGACGCCCCGTTACGCTCGGCCAGCCTGGACAAAAACGCCGTGTCAGATTCCTGCGTCTGGTCAATATGCGGGATCGCAATGGCTTTCAGGGTATCCGCGACACTGGCCGTCAGTTTGTTGCGCTGCGCGATGGTCTCAACAATCACCCCGAACGTGGTGTCATGCCATGACTGCTCGCGGCGAGAATTCAGCGTCCCGCGAAAATCCGCACTGCGCCCCCGGATGGTCAGCGTATCGGGCGCACCACGGTGCTCGATTTCATCGACCGTAAAGCTCCCCTTATTCACCAGCGCGGAGCCCTGCCAGCCCAGCCACAGCGTCAGCTTTGCCCCGCGCGGCGGCAGCTCGACCAGCCCGTCGGTATCATCGAGCTCGATATCAAGCTGGTCAGCCTCGAATCCGCGATTGTCGGTCATGGTCAGCCCGATAAGCCGGTCGCTGAAATTCTGCGTGATATCCGCGCCATTGAGCGTGAGCATATACGCAGGCGCAATACGCGCCCCGGCCTGAATATTCATGTCAGTTATCATCCCGACAGCCCTCCGAGCCAGTTACCGGCATCACTGACCAGATTGCTGGCCTGCGTTTTCAGGTCGCCATAGATGGCCGCAAGTGACTTATCGACACGTTTCAGCGACAGGCTAAACTCAATCTTTCGCCCCGCACCGTCGCTGAAAAACTCGCTGTGGGTGTGGGTCACTTTATCGATGACATACATCCCGTGGATCATGCCGTTCCCGTCAATCAGCGGCCACGCCCGCCCCTCGTCGGCCATCAGTTCGACGGCCAGCAAGGACAAACGACCGCCGGTGATTTCCGGGTAAAGCACACCCGAGAGCGTGCGCGTGGTTTCGCCCTCCCCGAGAAACTGATACGCCGGTGGCTTGCCGATACGGTCATTTGACGCCCAGCGATAATCTTTTGAATACTGCATCGACTGATACGGCAGGGTGCGCCGCTCAAACACAAAAAAACCCAGCACCATTAACATGCTTAATGTCCTCCTTAATCGTGTCTCATGCTGGAGCGCTGGCGCGCACGGCTTTCGCGGTCGAGTTTATCGACGGCGTCGCGGAGCTGGCGGTCGAGGTCACTCCCCGCCGCAACGCCGCCCTGCAGGGTGATGTTGTACTCACTTTTGCTCTGGTCGATATACGAGCGGCCTGCGGGAGCCGTCACCGGCTGATAACTCTGATAGCCACCATAGGCCGCTGTTGCCGGGATATACCCGCCATTTGCGGCGGTCTTATCCGTTTTCGCGGCGTTCTGGTCGAGGTCGCTTGATTCCTTTTTGATAACCCCGAGTTTTTCCAGCAACCAGCTCACCTTTCCGCTCAGACTGTTGAAGATGTTGAGCGGAGCCATCAGCGCATCAGTCAGCGCCTGACCAAAGGCCACACCGACATTTTTGCACCGCTCGAAAATGTCCTGCAGGGATTTCACCGGCGCAAACAGGTCAGTGAACCATTTCCAGACAGCACCGAGTTTTTTCGCGATAGCGTCAAACACCGGTGACAGTGAGTCAAAAGCCGTTTTAATCCCCGCCACCACCTCCGCGAAAAAGGCGCTAATCGGCTCCCAGAATTTATAGATGAGCAAGGCAGCACCCACGACAGCCGCGACCACGGCCACCACTGGCAGACTGATTGCACCGATGGCTGTGACAATGGCCGTCCCGGCAGTGGTGAAAATCACACTCAGCAGACCTGCGGCGGCGATGATACCGTTGATCCCGGCGATGACCGGCCACGCAATCAGGCCAATTCCGCCGAGCACGCCAACCAGCGCCAGCGCCCCGGCGGTGACGGTGAAAATAGTCTGTGTCAGTTCGGGATTCGCTTTCGCCCAGGCGGCGACCTTGCCGAGCATATCGGTCGCGGAAACCGTCAGGCGGCGCAGCGCAGAGTCTTCTTTCTCGAAAACCTCAATCTGCAAATCTTCCCACGCTGACTGGAGGTTTTTTAAATCGCCATCGAGGTTGTCGGTCTGGATTTTGGCTATCCGCTCCGTGGTGCCTTTTGAGTCCCCGATTTGCTGGCGCTTATTCGCCAGTGACCCGTCACCGGCAGCGGCGACGAGTTTAATCGCCCCCTTCATCGCCTCCTCACCAAAGATGACTTTCAGGTATTCGCCCTGCTCCGCCGTGCCGAGCTTGTTTTTTGTAAAGGACTTATGAATATCCTTGAGGATTTTCTCGACCGGCAGCATGTTCCCTTTGCCGTCGCGGGTTTTCACGCCTAATTCAGTAATCGCATCAACGGCTTTACCCATCGGTGCCTGCAGGCGGTTGAAAATGGCACTTGCCCCGGTCCCGGCCATCGAGCCTTTAATCCCGTTATCCGCCAGAATCCCGAGCATCGCCGTCGTGTCTTCAATACTCGCTCCGGCGGCCTCCGCAATCGGCGCGACGTATTTCATCGCCTCGCCCAGTTCGACCAGACCGGTATTCGACGACGTAAAGCCTTTGGTCATCACATCCGCAACGCGCTCAATCTCAGTGGTGGAGAGGTTAAACGCCGATTGCATATTGGTAATGATGTCAGCCGCTTCGGCAATATCTACGTCAGCCGCAAGGCTCAGGTTGACGGTTGACCCGGTCGCCGCCAGCACGTCGTCAGCGTTATAGCCCGAGCGTGCGAGCGTGGTCTGCGTGCGCGCCACGTCACCCGGTGAAAAGGCCGTGGTCGCCCCGATGTCACGTGCCTGTTTGCGAATGGCTCCGAGTTTGTCGTCGCGTTTATCAAGCCCGAGGATCGCCTGCGTGCCTGACATCTGCTTATCAAAGCCGATGCCCGGAGCGATAAAGCGTGACGCCCCGTAAAGCCCGGCAGTTGACACACCGACGCCGACCATCCCGGCATTTCGCGCCCCGGCGGCGAGCTGTTGCCCGGATTCGTAGCGTTTTTTCACCGCACTGAGTCTGGCCTGTTGCTGACTGACCCGCGCCAGCGCGTCACGCTGACGGTTAAGCTGCAGTGTGGTTTCGCCAATACTGCCTTTCAGACGGCGCTCATCGGCTGACAGCGTGCGGGTGTTAATCCCTGCCTGCGCGAGCTCGGTGCGCTGACGCTGCACGGACTCGCGCAGGCCGTTATATTTGAGCTGCAGGTCGCCCGCAGACTTCTTCGCCGCCTCCAGCGCGCGCGACTGCGCGAGCGTCGGGGTCTGCGTATTTTTAAACTGAACGGCCAGCGCGGCCGCCTCCTGCTTAGCCTTTTGCAGTGACTGACCGGTGACGGCGAGCTGCGCGCTGGCTTTACGAAATCCGTCAATGCGGGACGCCTGCGCATTGAGCTCGCGCAGGGATTTCTGTGAAGTGCGGATATCGCCCGACAGGGATTTACTGGCGGTCTGGATAGCTTTAAGCGGTCGGCTTGCCCGGTCGACTGCGTTCAGCAGCACCTCAAGTCTGACGTTATTGCTCATGTTGGTTTCCGCTACGTTGCAGCGCCTTGTCGCGCCATGTCAGTAGTTCGGTCAGGCTCAGGGAATTCAGCTCTGACGGCGGCCAGTGAAATATCACCGCGATATCCGCCATCAGGTCATCGACCGACAGGTTTTCAGGGAACGTTAACGATCCGAAGCCGGTGACAAAAAACCAATCACCTTACCGGCGAAAGACAGCAGGTCTGACGCATCGAGGCGGATGATTTCGGGCTCGGTCAGTGCCGGATACGTCATGCGCGGCAGCACCTTAATCAGTGCATCGACATCCGACTGCGCCAGCGCCGCCAGCGACACGCCGCGCAGGGTTCCCGCATTCGGTTTGGACAGTGTGACCTTTTCGATTTTCTGCTCACCGCGCATCAGCGGGGTATCGAAAATAACCACGTTCGGGTTTACATTTTCAGCGTCGGTAACGGCGGTTTCATTGATGTTTTTCATCGTGTTTTCTCGTCAAAGTGAAGTGACCGGTCAGCCTCGCTGACCGGTTCAGGGGGTTACAGGCCAATCGCCTTACGGTGTTCCGCCAGACGGTCAACGCCATCGACTTTCAGCACCATGTTAATGACGTCAATCTCGATGACTTCTTTGCCGTCAATCGTGAGCTGGTAATAGGCGAGCTCGGTCGACATTTTGGTCGTCCCGCTTTCGCCCTGCTTGTTCTCGCCGCCGTCGTACTCTTTGTGACGGCCACGCATCACCACCTCAACGGCAGAAATTACGCCAGTGTCGTCGCGCTGATAAGAGCCTGCAAAACGCAGCGGCACGCTGTCAGCACCCGGCGAGGCGTACTGCGCCCACAGGTCGATGTCCGGCAGACCGCCGAGCGTCCACTCAAGCGACAGCGCGTCGTCATCGAGGCCGAGGTCAATCGATACCGAACCCGGCATCCCGCCGCCGCGATACTTCTCAAATTTGCGGGTCAGCTTTGGCAGGGTGACGGATTCCACGACGCCCATGTAGCTCAGACCGTCGTTGAACATGTTCAGATATTTAAGCTTGCGCGGTAGTGACATGCTTGCAGCTCCTTAGCTGTTGACCGAGTCCGACAGGTTCGCCAGATAGGTATCAGTGATGCGCTGGCGCAGGGTCAGGTTTTCCAGCGGCGGGACGGGGGTGTAGTCGTAATCGATAAACAATTTCCCCGCCTTGAGCGTTTCCACGCTGTTTGATTCCGGGTCGTACCAGCAGGAGCCATCGACGATATAGCCGTTAGTTTTCAGCTCGCGGAATTTGGCATTCATACCGGCGACAACGTCTCGGATGAGCGTCGCGGTGATGGGTTTATCCATCGCCCACGCGTGCGCCTCCGCCATCGTGTCGGCCAGCACCTGCGCGGTGCGGGTGTAGTTCTCAAACACAAATAACGGGTCGTCTGAGCAGGTGCGGTTGCCCCAGAATTTAAAGCCATCGTTACGAATCAGCGTGGTGACACCGGCCTGATTCAGCAGGTTCGCGTCGGTGGCAGGCTCCTGCAAATCCCATGAGACCGAGGCGCTGACGCCGGTGACACCATTCACGCCGACGTTAGACAGGGTTTTATGCCAGCCGGTCGTCTGGTCGATTCTGGCGCGCAGGCCGAGCGCGCGCGCCGTCGCCCAGGCGGTTTCCGTCGAGTTTGTCGTGGTGTCCCATGCCAGAAAATCAGGGAAGATCACCATCAGCTCGCGCTGGCTGAAGTTTTTGCGATAAGCAATCGCGTCCGAAATGGTTTTGCAGCCCCACGCGCTGACGTAGCCAAACGCGCGCAGGCTCTGGCAGGTTGACGCGAGTGCGGTCGCCACTTCCTGAGAATCCAGACCCGGCACGCCGAGAATGCGCGGCTTAACGCCGGTGACGGTTTTCGCCGTCAGCAGCGCTTTCAGGCCGGTGTATTTGCCGTTTTCGTCGGTCGTGCCGATGATGTTCGAAATGGTTTCTTTCTGCGCCGCTTCGTCATCGTCAGGATCGTCAACACCTTCGGGAACGCGAACAACCACAATGGCCGGCTTGCACTGGTCAGCGATGGCCTGCAGGGATTTTGCCAGCGTGCCTTTTTTACCGGCTTTACCAATAGCGTTTTGCACGTTGGTAATCAGTACCGGCTCATTAAGCGGGAAAATAGCCTCGTCAGCATCGCTGGCCGTGCAGACCATGCCGATGATGGCCGTCGAGACGGTGGAAATGGTGCGCGTGCCATCGTTAATCTCGATGACCTCGACGCCGTGATGATAGTCGCCCATCCGTTTAACTCCGTGGTGAAGTGGAGCCACTATTTTCTGTTGTGTCCTCCTTAAACGCACCGGATAGCGATTGGGCTGCCAGCCACACTACAAACAAAAAACCCTCCGGGTGGAGGGCTTCGAATTATTCAGGCAGTGGCGGCCATTCGACCTGACCGGCGACGGTTTCCGTTTTAATTTTTTCGACGTCGTCGATGTAATCGAGCGCCTCATTAAGCTTTTTGGTTTCGGCATCACTGAGCGCGCGACCGGCCTGCAGCTTGAGCTGGATAACGCTCACCGACTGCATCGCGTTACTGATAAGTAATTCCTTTTGCGCTTCTGCGATTGCCGGGTAATTAATTTCAACCGCCTGCAAAACAGGCTGGCCGTACTCATCCGGGACAATTGAACTGCCTTTTGCCTGCCCTTCGATTAAATACTGATACCAGTGGTCGGATATCGCACTGGCATCATCAGGCCACCCCGCACCGGCTATGCACGCCGCTTTATCAGTCTCAAAATAAAAGCCTTGTTTGCTGGCACTGTAAAAAACTTGATTAGCCATTTAATACCCCACCGCGCGTACGACTACCGCGACCTGACCGATACTGCCATAAGCCCTGTTAGCCATCACCACGCACCCGGTATTTGTTTGCGAGATTGACTGGAACATTCCTTCCGTTCCCGTATTTTTATTCACGTTCACTGTGCTGACCGTCACCCGCAAACAAGCGTTAGGGAAAGCTTTAGGGAAGGTGATCGCCTGCGTCGTTTCACTGGTCATCGTCGCCCCCTGACACCACTGCTCAATGATGCCGGTGCTTCCGCACTGCCACCAACCATTCACCCCTTTTGAGGCAGTATTGGGTGCAGCAAAAGAGCCTTTCGGCTGGTAGCGCGCATTACTTTCGGCCCGGGTATAAGCGCGGGCTAACAACGCATACTTCGCATCTGATTGCGCTTTGGTGTAATAGCGCGCGTCAAAATTGCCGTAATCAACTAACCCAAGTTTGCCGATTGTCACGGCACCGGAAGCCAGATTGACAGCAAACGGGCGCAGGCTGTTGTAAGCCCCGTACGCATCGCCTGAATCAGTCAACATCAGGTAATAGTTAGTACCATCCTGTCGCCAGAATGCGCCGTAATTGCCGTAAACCATTCGATAAGAGTTTGCCGAAGTGGTCTGGAACTCTCCGCCAGTCGATACCACACCGGCAAATGACGCTTTTTTAGAGGTGTAGTCGATATTCAGCAGGTTCCCGACATACGCCCCCGCCGCATCGTAATTATAAATTGACCACCCGTTCTGATAAGGGCCAAACGCCCAGCGCATTTTTCCGTTTGCGTCGTAGACATTGACCATAGCGTTGTAAGTGGTCGAGCCGACCGCATTCGCATAATCACCCCATGCAATCCTCCCTTTGCTTGTCAGCCCCTGATTTAAGGTCACTGGTCCGGTGAGCGTCCCGCCTGACAGCGCCAGCGCCCCAATATCCGCCGGGGTGGGTTTGAACTGAGGGCTGTAATACTGCACCCATGACACGGTTTTATTGATGAGGTTTACCATCCCGACATACAGCTGATTGATGCTAATCAGTTCAACCCAATACTGACCGGCATAGATATTCGTCGCATCCACACCGAAAAAAGTATTTCCGGAATTCTCGGGCATTCCCTCGGTCGGGCTCTGATACGCTGCGCCATAAGCTTTAAATTTGCCCGAGCATTTCAGGTCAAAGATACTTTTTAGCGTTTCGCCACTTCCGTTTGCCACCCCGAGACCATAATCCCCTACCTGCAAAAGATGTCCCGGGGTGACATCAGCGCGGGATGTCGTGACGTCCTGGCCTGCGGCTGTACCGAAGCTTTTCTCAAGGTTTTTCAGTTCATCGCTGACCGTTTTCACCGCCTTTGGGGTCGCGGCCAGCACCTCAGACGTGCTGTCGGTCGCACTACTGAGCTGGACAATACCCTTTTGCTTTGTGGTCGCGTCCTGAGCCGTATATTTACCGTCGGCAAGGTCATAGGCCACCTTAACCGCTTTCGGCGTTGCTGCGAGCACCTCAGACGTGCTGTCGGTTGCACTGCTTAACTGCGTGAACCCTTTTTCTTTCAGCGTGGCGTCGGGATGGCGGCGGGACTGCTCATGCTCCGCGAGCTTATCGTCGACATAGTCCTGCGTTGCCATCACCAGTGTGGTGTCGATGGTCAGTTCGACTGACTCGATGTCGCTCACCATGATGACCATGCGAAGTGTCTGCGCGCGCCCGGAGCCCTCTGCCAGTTCAGGCTTATAGCTTTCGGCCATGTTGCCGGCCGCAATCAGCGTGCCGGTGTCGTCATAAAGCCCCATTTCACGCATCCAGAAACCGCCGATTTCCGGTGGGATGAGCAGCTCCGCCACCACATAATTTTTATTCTTTTTGTCCTGGCTGATTTTATTCAGGGTATGACGCCAGACCTCATTGATAAGTTTCGTCTGGCTGGCGTCAGGCGTCGGCAATTTTCCGCCACCGTCACCGATGGCCATCGCCGTAAAATTCACTTTCTTCCCGTTCGGGACAGTCGCTGCGGCCAGCTTAATTGCACCGGCTCTGGTGATGACCGTTTTATATTTCACTGTCATTGTGCTCTCACTTATCCGGGGTAAACCGTGATGATGTCGCCGTCATAGGTCAGGGCGCCGGTGTAAAGTCGTCCGGGAATGTCCTGAATAATATTCAGACCGATGAGGTGGCGGCTGGCTGGCTTCGCATCGGCAATGAGCCGCTCCATCTCGTAATACATTTCCTCGGTAATGCCGGTCTCCAGCACGCCGATATCAAGGCGAAACGTGCCCGGAGGCTCGTTGTTTTCCCACCACTCAGACACGTTAATCAGGTAGCCGAGCGGCTCCACCACACGACGCACCGCGCCTATCGTCCCTTTGTGCTCGTGAATAAACCGCGCCGCGCGGATCACGTCCCGCTTTGCAGCCTCCGGCCAGCTCTCATCCCACCGGTCGACGGAAAACGCCCACGCCAGCCACGGCAGCAAATTTGCCGGGCAGTCGTCAGCGCTCCAGAGTCGGCGCAGGGGAACGGGAGTATTTTCAATGTCCGCGCAGGCGCGCGCTGCCGCGACCTCAAGCGGCGAGGAGCCCACCGGCAACAGGCGGGTATTATTCATCGTTACCCCCGATGGTGACGCTGTACTCGCTGCACCATGAAGCCTGCGTATCATCGAGCACGATGTCGGCCACCGGCGCGGCCAGTTCAACACGCTGCACGCCCTCGACGTGGAGCGCGGCATAGATAGCAGATTTACGGATATCGCGCCCGAGCCGGTGCTGTGCGGTGATATAGGTCTGCAGCTTTGTTTTTGCAGCACTGAGCACCGGCTCACTTTCGGGACCGGGATAAAGATAAAGCGCGGCATCGATGGTGTAGTCGACAACACTGGCTGACTGCACGGTCACGCGGTCAGCAACCGGCCTCACGTCCTCATCGTTCAGCGCGGCACGCACCACGGCGAGCAGCGCGTCGGACGCCACGCCGTTATTCTCGCGGGACAGCACCGAGACCGTCACGCAGGCAGGCTCAGGACTGATGACAGAAATATCGGCAACCCGCCCGTCGGCGCTACGGCCATGAAACTGATATGCACCGGTTGAGCCTGCGGTACTCAACCCTTCGGGCGCTTGCTGGATGCGCAGACGATAGTCGGTGTCCGATTCCATCACGGCAGGCGTCGGCGGCAGCGTGGTCTCGTCTGCAGGCGTAATCACGAGGCGCTCAACGCTGGAATTAGCCCCGAGCTGGTCGAGGTCAGCACCGGCAGC